GCCACCAACTGTTTTAGCTCGTTCATTGTTTCGGGTTGCTTATTAATGTTTGATTGCTCTTCTTTAATTTCTTCTTCCAATTTTGCAATATCTAATGCCAATAATCTACCTCCTTAAATTCTTGTGTTGTATGCTTTTCTAGCGATACTTTCAAAAGTTCTATCCAATTCCCCCTCGGGTAACGGCTCGGGTGTGTTGTTATTTGCCATTACAGTTAACTGATAAGCCGTGGCAATATCAAAGTTAACGTAACGATTGAATAACATACCAACAAAGCTAGCACACGCAACGTTACGCCCACCCTCTTCGCCAAAACCATTGAATAGTGTTTCAATAATTCTTACAGTCAAGCTTTTTCGCTCGCTAGGTGAACGGATACTATAACTGTTTGTGCTTGCTTTTTTGATTGTTGTTCCCTCATATTTTGGTACGGGATAATCTTCCCCGCGGTGTACAGTCTTAACATAGTCATCACTTTTTCCAACTGTCACGGGTAGGCCTTGCAACTGCGACCATGTAAGGGACGCTGTGTCATACATTAAGCCGATTTTTTCAGCTATTTCAGCAACCACTGCCTTATAAGTCTCTTTATTCATTGGTTCGCTAGGCTTTACCACTAACCTAAAACGTGGCTTTTCCTCGGTGTGTTTAATCGTGGGGTAAATGATATAAGAATACTCGCCAATTGCTTTTTCAACAGTTGCCTTAAATTCCTCACTTGTTATGGTGATATTGTCATAATCCAAGAAAATCAAGTCCCTATAAATTAGATTAGTGTCATTACGCCTGTACGCGTCATCTTTATCTTTTTTAACCTTACCCGATATACAGTAAGGCGCGTGGTTTTTCTTAAATTTCTCTATGTCCATTCCCTCGGGTACTTCCAAGGCGGGAAACTTAGCAACGTATTCAAACGGTTCAGCGCTTAATTTTTCGCTTGGTTTATCATCGTATAAATAAAGTAGTCTGTTAGTGACTCCCATTGACTCATATATGCTCATTCCTCTACCCCCAAGAATGCTAGTAAGTCAGTAACTTTATAGTAAACGGTCTTAGTATCTGCAATAGGTGGTGTGTAACGTTTAAGCCCTCTAGTTTCCCAGCGCCTAATAGTCGGGTAGGTGATTTCTAGACGTTCGATTGCCTCACGCTGTGAGATAATCCCCAGCGGGTTTTCTAGGTTTTCATATCGTTCTAGATAAGTGCCAACCTTGCTTAAAATACCACTAACTAATGCTTGCTCTGTTTCGTTGCTTAGTAGATTAATTTCCATACGGTCATACCCCCATTTTTTTGAATTTGTCGGGTAACCCCATTAAAACTGTCACGCGCTACCCATGATTTTGTTTTAGTGCCTTGAATACTGATAACAATATCTGTCATAGCAATATTTCTCCTTTATCTAGCTTGGCAATCTGATTTTCAACCCATGCAATCCTATCTTCGTGCTGTTCCAAGTGCTTAAATTCTTTTAACTCCTCGGGTGTTGCTTGCTCCTTGATATAAATAGCAATATCGTATAATTCTTTATCTGTCATTGTCTGCCCCCAATCCTACAATTAAACTCTCTAAACCTTTCTTGATAAAGTAAAGGCTAGTTAGCGCGTGGTGTTTATCACCTTGTAAAATTGCATTATCTGCTAGGTCAATCATGTTATAAATACAGTCTTTTTCTTGCTCGTACATTCCGTATACCTCCTTAATTGTAATAACGTCCCTGTGATTGAATATAAGCCCCGTATCGCTCTTTGACGTGGTCTGTGTATGTTTCCTTGATTTCTTGTTTATCGTCCTCTACGGGCTTGATTTTGGCTATTTCAATGCCAATTAGAATAAGTAAAGCCATGATGACTAACTGCGCCCATATAGGTAAATTAATTTCTTGATAAAGCATTCTTACTCCTTTCTAGCTCTTTCCTGCTTAATACCAGCAATTTTTCCCTATGATTGCCTTTCTAAAAACGCTTTAAACCTTGATATAACGCTGTTTCTATGCTATAATATAAGCATAGATGATAATCCTAAAACCCTCATAGCCTGCCCGCTGTAGTGTTTTGTTTTATCTAATATTTTTCAAGTTTCACTTTTGGTTTGAGCTGTCACTCAAGCCTTTTTTCGTGCTTTCATTCAGCACGTCTTATTATAGATAGTATTAGCAACGCTGAAATTTAAGCCATAACGCTCTTTAACGAGCATTAATTCAACTGTTTCATCTAACACTTGTTCTCTATCTCTTAGCATTGATTCGGTCATCTCTGATTTTCTTACCATTTTCGGATACCCATATTTATTTGAGATAGCTTTGTTAGCAATAGTATTGGCTTTTATCATATCTTTAGGTTTTGCCTCTTTGTTTACTCCTTGCAAACCGTTAGAAAGTAAAGCCATAGCATTCTTTTGGTGTTGCTTATCTAGCATTCTAAAGGCTTGGAAGCCCTCTAAGCCCGTTTGTTGGCGTAACTGTTTGATGATTTCAAATACCCAATCTTGAAATTCTTCCGCTTCTTTTTTGCGTGACTTGAACACTAATTTATAGATAGCTTTTTCGTCAATAATTGTCACTTGCTGTTTTCCCCCATTTGTAAGGGTGTAACTTTTAGTAACTCCCTTTAAAGTACTAATAGCTCGTGAGTTGTTTTTTAAGCCCAAAGCGCTAGTTATATCTTTAGCAACCGCCCACCATTCGCCATTGTGTTCTACAAAACGAATGTTATATCCGTTCCATTGTTCTAATTTTTCCATGTAAATACCTCCCTTATCCCATTATTGTAATTTTGAACATTGGGATTTTTTGTCGTTTTTTTTACAAATCTTCGATAAGCCAATTCATAACACTTTCATAGATACGCTTAGGGGCGTCATAATTACCTTTTTCGATTTTGGCTAGGGTTGGCGGTGTAACATGTAATTTTTTAGCTGTTTCTACCTTTCCCAAGTTTTGAATTGCTCGTTTTACCCTAACTTTGGTAGCTGTTTCTGTTGTAATAAGCATTTATATTCCTTTCTGATTTTTTTGCTGTAGCGGACGCCTAACCGTCAAACCAGACTACAGGTATACAAACGAAAATAATTTCGTTTCTCTGGATTACAAAATACATTATAGACGAAAATAATTTCATTGTAAAGTATTTTAACGAAAATAATTTCGTTTTTTGTTTTAATTATTAAAACGCTATGTTATAATCAAAGAAAAGGAAAAAAGGTAGTATGGCTGAAAATAGACTAAAAGACTTGCGTAAAACGACCGGAAAATCTCAAAAAGATTTTTTCAATGAAATAATAAAAGATGAATTAAATTTAGGGGTTACTTTAAGGACTTACCAAAACTGGGAAAAACCGGAGAATGAAATTAAATCAAAGCCCGCTAACAGTTTAGCTGATTATTTCAAAGTTCCTATCTCTTATTTACTAGGTTATGATGATAATTTAACTGTTGGTGACGCTATGAAAATTCTAGAAGCAGTATCGGCTGGGACTATTCCACCCGATGATAAAATAGCGAAAGAATTACTAGCTAAGCAAAAAGAAACGGCTAAGAGAAGTCAAGAAATAGCCCAACAAGCTTATGAAAAATATAAAGATTACGACCTAGTTTCTAACATTAAGGTGTTCGCTCTACTTTTAGAAAACTGCGATAACATTTATACAGATATAACTCGTTATGTTTCACCTAGACTTGTTAAAAATGAACTTACAGAAACAGAGATTAAGTCATTGAATACTTTTACTAACCTTTTAGAAGAATACAGCAAGGTTTTTAAAGATACTGCTGATTCATTTAACAAACGACTTAACACCGACACCCCAACCGATAACGATTAGGGCGGATAACATTCATTCGCTACCATGTTGTCTTGAACGGCTCCAAAACCTCAAAAACTCTAAAATCCTTATAGCCTGCCCGCTGTAGTTAAGAGAAGAGGTTACAATGGCAAATATTAAGAAAATCACAAATAAAAACGGTACAATCGTGTATCGTGAACAAATTTATCTAGGTACTGATTGCATGACTGGTAAGCAAGTCTATACCACTATTTCAGCACCTACAAAAAAAGAACTTAAAAATAAACGTGAGTTCAAAATAAACGAATTTAAAGATAATGGATACACGCGCTATAAAAGTGTTACCGTTAAGAATTACCGTGAACTAAGCGAACTGTGGCTAGAAAATTATAAATTAGAAGTACGCCCGCAAAGTTATAGAAACACTGTTAATCGGTTAAATAAGTATCTATTGCCCGCTTTTGGTGATATGAAAGTAGAAAGAATTACACTTCCAATGGTTCAAACCTTTGTAAATAGGCTAGTAAATAGCGGACTGGTTTCTCATAAGGTAGTGATTTCTATCAATAAACGCATTTTAAGGTATGCTGTCAATTTACAACTGATTAGGGTGAACCCAGCGGACAATGTTATCGTGCCAAAAGTAAAGAATGGTAGAAAAGAAAAAATTAAACACTTCGATAATAGCCAATTGAAACAGTTTAAGGACTATCTGAATGGTTTGTCCGATACTTTTAGAAATTGCTACTATAAAACGCTGTATCTAACATTACTTGCTACTGGTCTACGTATTGGAGAGGCTGTAGCGCTTGAATGGTCTGATATTGACTTGGATAACGGTTATATTGACGTTACTAAGACTTATGTAGAAAAAGAAAAAACAGTCAACGACCCAAAATCCAAAGCTGGTAAACGCAAGATCCCGATTGATAGGAACACCGTTCTAATGTTACGCCTTTATAAAGCACGTCAACACCAATGTTTTATAAAGCATGGTTACGGTGGCAAAATGGCGGAACACGTATTCTCGAATGGTTTTAGTGCTTATCCAACTGTTGTTGGTTTGCAATACGTACTTACCAAACACTTGGAGCAAGCTGGCTTGCCTCGTTTTACGTTCCACGCTTTTCGCCATACGCACGCAAGCTTACTTTTGAATGCTGGTATCAGTTATAAAGAATTACAACACCGTCTCGGTCATTCTACCCTAGCGATGACTATGGACACTTACAGTCACTTATCAAAAGAAAAGGAAAAAGAGGCGGTCAATTTCTTTGAAAAAGCTATGGCGAATTTGTAAAATACATTAAATTACATAACATTAAAATAATAACGCTTACTATAAAGCTTAATTTTATAAGGTTTGTGAATGAATTTTAGAAATTCTCTTATTTTATCTTAAAAAAAGCTAAAACGCCTAATCTGTAGGCGTTTTCTTTATGTTATATCAATCTAATTGTAATATTTTTAATATAAGTCTAAAGCCTGAGTAACATTAAGTCTGTATTATATAGCCTGTACTAATTTTGAAACAAAAAAGGAGCATATAATGCAAACAAATATTTTTAAAACTAAATCTAACTCAATTAAGCTTGGTCTTGCCGGTGTAGCCGCAGCAGTAGCACTAATCGCCCCAACAGTTGCTAACGCTGATTCATACACTGTTCAATCAGGTGATACACTTTCTGAAATTGCCGTAACTTACAACACTACAGTTGAAAAATTGGCTTCAGTAAACCAAATTGCTGACGTTGACTTCATCACTGTAGGTCAAATCTTAGAACTAGATCCAGAAGCTACTGTAGCATCAGTAGAAACTTCTGCAGAAGCTGCTGCACCAGCAGCTAACTCAGCTGAAACTGTAGCTGCAGCACCAGCTGAAACAACAACTACATCATCATACGCATCAAACTTGGGTACTTCAGATGCTCAAGCTAAAGAAATCATTGCTCAACGCGAATCAAGCGGTAGCTACACAGCTCAAAATGGTCAATACTATGGTCGTTACCAATTGACAATGTCATACCTAAACGGTGACTTGTCAGCTGAAAACCAAGAACGTGTTGCAGACTCATACGTTGCAGGACGCTACGGTTCATGGTCAGCAGCCCTTGCATTCTGGAATGCAAATGGTTGGTACTAAGATTTAGAGATAGAATTACCAGTATTAGAATGAAAAAATCGGAGAATATTCTCCGATTTTTTTGTTTGTTTCCGATAAATTAGCGTTTTCATCGTGAAAATGGAGTGAATTTCAATATCTCTGTAATATTTTTAACATATTTTCAATCTCAGAGTAATAAACAAATTATATGATAGGAAACAGGAGTTTAGAGAGGTATATATTTTATTTATCATGTATAGTAAAATCAATAATAAAGCAATTAGAAATATAATTATCAGCGTCTTAGGCGCTATTTTAATGACAACAGTGGTTGTCGCACTTGCCCCAAAAATTGAGGCATTTGCAGAAACAATCACAACTAGTTCAGAAACAAAAGTTGTTAAATCTACTTCAGAAAGTTCAGAAGTATCATCAGAAAGCTCTAGTTCTACAGAAACAAGCAGTTCAAGCTCAGTAGAAGAGAGCGAAGTAGCTGAATCATCATCTACTGAGGAAGTACAAGAACCTGAAGTTGCATACGTTGAGGAAGCTCCAGTTGAAGCTTCTACTGTAGATACGACAGCTAGCACAGTAACGACTGTAGCATCTTCTACAGACTCATATGTTGCACCAAATGGCAATACAGCAGGAGCAATTGGCTCAGCGGCAGCAGCTCAAATGGCTGCGGCTACAGGTGTTCCTCAATCAACTTGGAAAGCTATTATTGCACGTGAGTCTAATGGTGACCCAAATGTTGCTAACGCATCAGGTGCATCAGGTCTATTCCAAACAATGCCTGGTTGGGGTTCAACAGCAACTGTTGAAGATCAAATTGCAACAGCTATTACAGTTTACAACACTCAAGGTTTATCAGCTTGGGGATATTAACAAAAAAGAAAAAGCACTAATCATCTTATAAAGATGATAGTGCTTTTTTTAAATCTTCAGGTTGATAGCAAATGGACTCCGCTCCATGTTCTTTTAGGCTTTCTAGACTACCAAAGCCCCATGTTACTCCAAGTCTTCTAACACCAGTTTTTTTACCGCCAATCATATCGAATTTAGTATCGCCAACGATAACAGCTTCATGTGCTTGAATTTTTTGCTCTGTCAGACAAGCTTTAATAACATCTGCCTTGTGGAAGTGTTGAGGTGTAGAGCCATAGACCTTTTCAAAATATGAAATGATACCAAGGTCTGTTAACATTTGTCTTGCCATTGGTTGATGTTTACTTGTTGTGACAAAGAGTGAATAGTTTAAATGATTTAACTCTTCTAGCACATCAGAAATTCCTTCATAAAGTGAAACTTGATGAATTCCTTTAGTACCATAATAGTCTCTAAACGTTTTAATAGCGTGATTAATGTCATCAGTTTGGTCAAAATAATTCCCAAAAGTGACTTCTAAAGGTGGACCGATGAATGTTGACAGTTGTTTATCGGTCTGTGAAGGTAATTGTAACTTTTCAAAAGCGTAATTAAATGCCGCCTTGATGCCGGGACTTGAATTTACCAGTGTTCCATCGAGGTCAAATAGAATTGATTTCACGTTTACTCTCCTGTAAATTTTGTAAACATTAATTGACGATGTTGTCAATTACTAAGCAATTTTTGAATTTAGTATTAAAATACTAAATCTTTATTCACCAAATATTTTAGCCTGAAGACGACGTCCAGTTGGTGTAGCAGCGAGCCCGCCTTCGGCGGTTTCACGAAAGGCTGTTGGAAGACTTGCCCCAACTTGATACATCGCATCAACGACTTCGTCGACAGGAATTTGTGATTCGATACCAGCCAGAGCCATGTCGGCAGCAACAAGTGCAAAACTAGATCCTAAAGCGTTACGTTTAACACAAGGAACTTCGACGAGCCCTGCGACAGGGTCACAGATAAGACCAAGCATATTTTTGATAACAAAGGCAACAGCTTGGCTGGCTTGGAAAGCAGATCCACCAGCAGCCTTGACTAGCGCAGCTGCACTCATTGCTGAAGCAGAACCAACTTCGGCTTGACAGCCACCTTCAGCACCAGAAATAGAGGCGTTATTTCCGATTACTAGACCAAATGCTCCTGCAGTGAACAAAAAGTCGAGTTGTTCTTTTTCAGAAAGGTTTAGTTTGTCGATTGCAGTTGTTAGTACAGCAGGCAGGCATCCGGCAGAACCAGCTGTTGGAGTGGCACAGACAAGTCCCATTTTTGCATTTAGTTCATTGACAGCAATAGCGTTTCGAACTGCTGTAAGAACAGTGGTATCTGACAATGTTTTACCTGATTTTAGGTAATTGTCCATTTTGACAGCGTCACCGCCAGTTAGACCGCTGATAGATTTACTTGGTGTTAATCCATCAGTAACAGAATTTTTCATGACTTGAAGATTTTTTTCCATGATACGGATGATTTCTTCACGGCTACGTCCACTTAATTCAGTTTCTGTTGCAATCATCAATTCAGCGATGTTGCCGTCAAATCTCTGGTCTGCTTGTTCGACTAATTCTTTAATAGAATAAAACATCTTTTTCCTTTCTAATCGAAGAAGTTTACGTTATGTAAATGTGGAATGTGTTGAATTTGTTCGACAGCTTGGTGACAATCGCGTGAATCTACTTCGATAA